ATGCCCCTGCTGACCCTTGAGCAGTGCCGCGCGCACTGCCGTATCGACGGCGACTTTGACGACGCCATCCTGGGTGACCTGCTGGCAGCAGCCAGCGACGCAGCCGCAGCCTACCTGGGCCGCGAACTGTACGCCGACCAGGCCGCGCTGGACCAGGCGCTGGACCAGCTGCCGCAGGACATGGCGGCGGCGGTGACCGGGCATGAAGCCGCGGTTGCCGCCGCCAACGCCGAGACCAACGCGGCCAAGGCCAAGGCCATGCGTGATGTGGCTGATCGCCGCCTGGCCGTGGCCACCGCGCGCAGCTCACGCCTGCTGCTGGGCATGCCCGCCAATGACAGCATCCGCGCAGCAGTCCGCCTGCTGCTGGGTCACCTGTACGCCCATCGCGAAGCCGTGGTCGTCTCTGCGCAGACGCTCGATGCACCGGCAGGCGCCACTGCCATCGCAATGGAACTGCCGTTCGGCGTGGCCGCACTGCTCGATCCGTACCGGTCGGCCGCAACGCCATGAACGCCGGCTACCTCAATCGCCGCATCCGTATCGAGCGCCAGGACGGCCAGCTCGACGCCTGGGGGCAGCCGCTGGACGCCTGGCAGCCGGTGGCCGAACTGTGGGCGGCCATCACTGCCGACGCCAACGAAAGCGTGCAGCGGCTGACGCTGGAAAGCCGCCTGCCGGCAACGATCCGGCGCCAGCGCTTCCATGTCCGTCTGGCGGCCGCACGACAGGCCGGTATCCACGTCGGCATGCGCATCGTGCATGACGGTCGCGCTTTCAACATCACCGGCGTTGCTCCCGACTTCAGCCGGCGCCAGAGCACGGTGCTGTTCACCGAACAGTCTTCAGGCATTGCCTGAGCGACGCCAACCAGGACACCGCGATGAGTTACGAAGCACAGCTGCACGCGCTGCTGGCCCCGCTGCTGCAGGGCCGGCTGTATCCCGACGTTCCACCGGAACCGGTCATCTACCCATGCGCTGTCTACCAGCAGGTGGGTGGGCAGTCCGTGTGGTTCAACGAAGGTTCCATTCCCGAACAGAAGCACGCTCGCGTGCAGCTGACCGTCTGGGCAGACAGTCGTGCCCAGGCCAACACCCTGATTCGCACCATTGAGGACCAGGTCTGCGCAGGACTGCCGAGCGCCGAGTCGTTCGGCGCTGCAATCGCCGTGCATGAGCCGGTGCTGCACAAGCACGGCGCGCGGCTCGATTTCGGCCTGTGGTACGTCGACCCGTAAACCGCATCACCCGCGCAACACCCCAGCCCGGCAACCGCCGGGCCTTTTTTTTTCATCCAACGAGGAAATACACCATGGCACTCAAGCTTCCCAAGGGCACCCAGTTCGGCTTCGCACCGGTCATCTCCACCGCCATCGCCACCACCGCGATCTCCAAGGCCGCGCCGGCCCTGGCCAGCGTCGCGGCCAACAGTGTCGACACCGGCGATGTGGTGGTCATCGAACTGCCGGGCTGGCCGGCCCTGAACAACCGCGCCACACGCGCCGGCGCTGAAGCCACCGGCAGCGTTGAACTGCTGGGCATCGATACCACCGACACCGTGCTGTTCCCGGGCACCAGCGGTGCGGGCGTACTGCGCAAGGCCGGCGCCTTCGTCGACCTGGACCAGCAGGGCGACCCGACCACCGCCGGTGGCGAGCAGCAGTACTGGAGCGGCACGCTGCTGGAGGATCCGACCGGCCGCCAGGTGCAGCTGCCGACCTTCAAGAACGCCAAGACCATCACCCTGCCGCTGTTCTACGATCCCAAGAAGCCGTGGTACCCGGCGCTGAAGAACGTTGATGCCAAGGGCGAACCGGTGATCCTGCGCGCCAAGCTGGTCGGCGGCGACGTGCTGTACTGGTACGGTTACCTGAGCTACAACGGCGACCCGACCATGGCCGCCAACACTCCGATGGGTACCACCGCAACCTTCACTGCGCTGGCAGACTCCATCCTGGTCGAGGGCGCCTGATGTTCCAGGTCAAGGCGCCGGAGAGCTTCAAGAGCACCCTGACCATCGTCGGTCACGGTCGCGAGCAGAAGCTCAACCTGACCTACCGGCATCTGTCGGTGCCCGATTACGCCAGCCTGCTGGAGCGTCTGGGTGATGACACGTTGAGCGTGGCCCAGGCGATCCTGGACATCGTGGTGGATTGGGATGCCGATGTGGCGCTGGACACCGCCGGCGTCGAGCTCGCGCTGCAGCAGCAGGCCGGCCTGGATGGCGCCATCATCGGTGGCTACACCCAGGCGCTGCAGGTCGCACGCAAGGGAAACTGATCGAGGCGGTGGGGGCCCTGTACTGGCGGGCCCCCACCGAGTCCGAGCTGATGCAGCTTGGATTGAAGGCAAAGCACTTTCCGCCGCCGCAGGTTGAGCTGTGGCCGGAGTGTGTGCTTCCCATCGAACTTTTCTCGCGGGTTGCCACCCAGTGGCGCGTCGGCGCAGGTGGCCCGATCGGGCTGGATTACAACGTGGTCTACCACGAGCTGCAGCGCGAAGCGCTCGACAGCGAACAGTACGACGAGGTGATGGCGGCGATCCGCGTCATCGAACGCGCTGCCCTGGAGCAGATGCAACAGGAATGAGCCGGCCATCGCGATTACGCCGATGACCGATCCCGGCTCCGCAGATGCGGAGCCGACTCTCCCGAGGAACACTCAATGAGCACTACATCGCCTGGCAGCACACGGGCCACCGTGGAGGCCAGCAACGCATTGGAAACGGCCATGCAGGCAGCAAGGCGCAGCATGACCGAGATGACCGGCAGCACACAGGAGTTCCAGCGGCAGCTGGAAAAGATCAATACGGTGCAGCAGGCATTCAATGCCGTGCTGACCACCAGCGCTTCGTTGGTCACCGCACTGTCCACGCAACTGACTGCCTTGAACACGCAGCTGCAGGCGGCGGCGAAGGCGGGTGCGACCACAGCCGCCGCGGACGCTGGCAAGGCTGCAAAGAAGGAAGAGAAGGCCCAACAGGACGACATGGGCCTGGCGGGCATCCGCAAGGGCCTGGGCGGCGCGCTCGGCGACTATATCGGGAAGACCGAAAACACCGCCACGGCGGCCAAGAAGGCGTTCGACAAAGCGTTCACTGGCGCCGACGAAGCCCTGCGGAGCTTCGTGACGACCGGCAAGTCCAAGTACAAGGAGCTGGCCCAGTCCATCCTGGCCGACCTGAAGATGATCGCTGCACAGCAAGCGCTGGTCTGGGGGGCGAGGAAGATCGCCGGCTTGATGGGGGTCGACCTGACGCCCAAAGATGCAGCGACGGACGCGGCGGCGGTGATTGCAGGCGTGGCGACTGCCAAGGACGCCAAGGCTGGTGATACCAAGGCGGGCGAAACCAAGGACGCCAAGGACACCAAGGGCACCACAGGACTTTCGGGGTTCCGCAAGGGCTTCGGCAGCGCGCTCGGCGAGTACATGGAAAAGACCGAGAACTCCGCCAAGTCTACCCAGGATGCCTTTTCCAAGGCGTTCACCGGCGCCGAGGCGGCATTGCAGAGTTTCGTGAAGACGGGCAAGTCCAACTACAAGGATCTGGCCAAGTCGATCATCGCCGATCTCAAGATGATTGCCATCCAACAGGCAATCGTCTGGGGCGTCAAGAAGATCGCGGGCCTGTTCGGATATGGCACGGGGGTGGAGGCCAACGCCAACGGTGGCGTCTACCAGTCGCCGAGCCTGTCGGCCTACTCCGGCGGTGTCTACAACACCCCGCAGCTGTTCGCCTTCGCCAAGGGCGCCGGCGTATTTGGCGAAGCGGGACCAGAAGCGATCATGCCGCTGCGCCGCGGGCCGGACGGTCGTCTCGGCGTGGCCGCGCACGGCGGCGGTGGTGGCGGAGTGGGTGTAAGCATCCGCATCGACAACAACGGTGGCAAGGAAGTCACCACCAACGAAGGCATGCTGCAGCAGTTCGGCAACGAGATCGGCCAGTTCGTGGAACGCAAGTACCGCGAACTACAGAGTCGTGACCTGAAGGCAGGTGGTGTGCTCAGCAGGAGTGCCATGTAATGACCGACACCTTCACCTGGCCGGCAACCAGCCAGAGTACGGGAACCACCACCGCCGCCGTGAAGCGCGCGAAGTTCGGTGATGGTTATGCGCAGGCCGCTGCCGATGGTCTGAATGCAACCTCACGCAGCTACCAGCTGCAGTTCGTCGGCAACCGCAGGACGATCAACGAGATCGTGGCCTTCCTGGATGGTCATGCCGGCCGCAGCTTCCTGTGGAAGGGACCACTGGGGCAGGGGCTCTACATGTGTGATTCCTACACCGACAGCCATCTTGGCGGCCAGGTATCCAGTATTGCCGCGACATTCGAACAGACGTACCAGCCCTAAGGAAATTCATCATGACTCTGAATCCAGTCGATACCCTCACTGACCACGGCAGCTACAAGGGAGATCCCGCCAAGGTTGCCTTCGTAAAGCTCAACGAGAATGACGCCTACCTTGAGCAGTTGGCGAAGGCAGCACTGCCAAAGGTCGGTGGAACCCTCAGCGGTCCGCTGACAACAACGTCCACCATAACTGCGACGGGACGCGCGTTGATTGCGGAGGGTTCAGTCGGAGCAGTACCGACCACCGGAAAATACCTCCTGCAGAGTGTTACCTCCGATGGGGCGTTTATTACTTCCTACAACTACTCTCTGCCCAATGTCGCTCCGCTCACTATCGAGGCGAGCTACATCAACACCGCGGCCCGCGTGACGGCGTCCGCGCTGGCCGTTCCGCACAACGCCGCGGGTACGGAAATTCTCTGGAACGGCTTGGCGGCGGAGAACGGGTATGGCTGCTCGGAGTATCTGAATTTCCGCGGAGGTGGAACGGGTGGGCATCTCTTCTACGCATGCGTGGCAAACGTATCCCAGCGCAGAACGGCGCGTATCCGCGAAGGCGGCAGCATCGATTGCTATCCGGTCCAGCCAAACCCAGGCGGTGGTGTCGGCACCTTTGGTTTCCATACACAGGGAAGCTTTGGGGGTGGCTACGCCATGACGGATGGGGGGAAGCAGGGCGGATGGTGGATGGCAAGTGGCGATCTGAACTGGGGGGTGACTCAAACCGGAACGTCCATGGGTACCCGGATGAGGCTCAGCGAGGATGGTGTGCTCAGTGCCACCGCATTCAACCCAACCTCATCAGCTGACGTAAAGGACTACCTTGAAGGCTATGCGGGCGACGCCGACTCTGATCTGGATCGCATGGTGGTCATCACCTACCGCTATCGGCCCGAGTTCTGCGAGAGTGACAAGACATTTGTCGGCCTACTCGCAGAGAACGTGCATGACGTGCGTCCAGAGGCTACAAGTGGAGGGCGCAAGGGCGGCATCAAGGTGCCATTGGTCAATCCCGAGGATGGCTCGACGCTGGTCGACAGTGATGGGAACACCATCTTTGACACGCACGATGACCTTGTCCCAATGAGCATCGACATGATGCAGGTTCTGGCGCTCAACGTCCGTGCGCACCAGCAGAAGTCACGCCGGCTTCAAGAGCAGGAACGGCGCATCGCCGCGTTGGAGCTGGCGCTTGATCGGTTGGTAGAAACCATTGAGGGTAAGCCATGATCACCGCCGATGCCCAGCAGCTTGAGCCGGGTGGCCGCATCACCGTCTATGAATTGGACGCCAGCAGTTTCGGCGCCGACAAGCTGTTCTTCCACGCACACCTGCAGAGTGGCCTGATCTGGTGGCAGGGCCAGGAGTATGGCCCCTGGCCGATCGAGGCCAGTGGCTTCGAACGCACCAGCGACCAGCCACCCAACCCACGCCTGCGCGTGAGCAACATCGATGGCCGCATCACCGCCATGTGCCTGCTGTTCGATGACCTGGTCGGTGCCCGCATCATCCGCCGGCAGACGCTGGCCAAGTACCTGGATGCCGCCAACTTCGAGGAAGGCAATCCCAGCGCGGATCCTGTCGAGCACTTCCCTGATGAAGTCTGGTTCATCGAACGCAAGATCGGCGAAGACAAGCAGATGGTCGAGTTCGAGCTGACCACCGCGATCGATCTCAATGGCCAGCAGCTGCCGGGCAGGCAGATCATCGCCGGGATGTGTGGCTGGCTGGTGCGTGGCGGCTATCGCGGCGCGTACTGCGGCTACAACGGTCCAGCGGTGGCCGACAGCGACGACGTCGCCACCGACGATCCGGCGCGTGACCAGTGCGGTGGCCGGGTACGCAGTTGCAAGCTGCGCTTCGGCCAGGACAAGCCGCTTCCCTATGGCGGCTTCCCCGCCGCGGGCCTGCTGCGCTCCTGATCGAAACTCCCGCTTCCACTTTCCAGGCCCGCCCGCCCGCGCGGGCCTTTTTCATGGGTGAAACATGCAACCGACAACCCTGCAGGCCATCCAGGCGCACGCCGTGGCCGAGTACCCGCGCGAATGTTGCGGGCTGATCGTGGCCATTGAAGGCCACGAACGCTATCTTCCTTGCCGCAACGTGGCTGCCACGCCCAGCGAGCATTTCCGCCTGCCGGCTGAAGACTATGCCGTGGCCGAGGACAAGGGCGAGGTGCTGGCCCTGGTGCACAGCCACCCCGATGCTGCTGCGACACCGTCCGATGCCGATCGGGTCATGTGCGAGCGCAGCGGGCTGACCTGGCACATTGTCAGCGTCGGCCAGGTAACCGGCGAGCCACCGCTGTGCGCTGATCTGCAGACCCTGCATCCCTCGGGGTACATGGCACCGCTGGTCGGTCGCCAGTTCGCCCACGGCGTGCTGGACTGCTACAGCCTGGTCCGCGATTTCCACGCACGCGAACTGGGCATCCGGCTGTCCGAGTACGAACGCCAGGATGACTGGTGGAGCCGCGGCCAAGACCTGTACAGCCTTGAACGGCTGCATGCGGAGGGCTTCGACCTGATCGAGGGCGAACCGCAGCGGGGCGACATGATCCTGATGCAGATCCGCTCGCCGGTCACCAATCACGCGGGCATCTACCTCGGCGACGGGCAGATGCTGCATCACCTGCATGGCCGCCTGTCCGAGACCGTGCCCTACGGCGGCATGTGGGCCGAGCGCACTCGTTGCATCGTCCGCCATCGCGAGGTGCGCCATGACTGACCGTCTTCGTACGATCCGCCTGTACGGCAAGCTGGGTGCCCGCTTCGGGCGCAGGTTCCGGCTGGCGGTGAACAGCCCGGCCGAGGCCGTGCATGCGCTGTGCACGATGCTGCCGGGGTTCCAGCAGTACCTGATGGGTGCCAAAGCCAAGGGCATGGAATTTGCCGTGTTCGCTGGCAGGCAGAACCTGTCGCGGGATCAACTGCACGATCCGCCAGGGCAGGATGACATCCGCATCGCGCCGGTGATGGTGGGTAGCAAGCGGGGAGGCATTCTGCAGACGATCATGGGCGTCGTTCTGATTGTCGTCGGCGTCTACATGAACATCGCCGCTGGTGGATCAGGTACCGGATTCATCCAGATGGGCGTAGGCATGGTGGTCGGCGGCGTCGCCCAGATGCTCGCCCCCCAGCCAAAAGGCCTGGGCGCCAAAGACACACCCGAGAACGCGCCCAGCTACAGCATGAACGGCACCGTCAACACGCAGGCGCAGGGCAACCCTGTTCCGGTCGCCTATGGCGGCCATGACAGCAAGGGCATGTTCATCGGCTCGGCCGTGATCAGCGGCGGCATCCTGGCGGAGGACCAGTTTTGAACCAGATCACTCATTCCACGCCGCGCACGCGCGGCGCAGCTGCGCCTGTACTGGCGGGCGCCAAGAAGGGCGCGAGCAACGCCCGAACCCCGGTCGAAACCGCCGACAGCCTGCACTCGATGGCGGTGGCCCGCATCATCGACCTCGCCAGCGAAGGCGAGATCCGCGGCCTGGTCGCAGGCAAGCAGTCGATCTACCTGGACCAGGTGCCGATCGAGAATCCGGACGGCACGCTGAACTTCTCCGGCGTGGACGTGCAGACGCGTTCCGGCACCCAGGACCAGGAGCACATCAGCGGCTTCCCCTCCATCGAGAACGAAGTCGGCGTCAACGTAGAGCTGCGCAGCGATGCGCCGGTGGTTCGAACCGTATCCGGTGCCGACCTGTCAGCCGTCCGTATCCGCTTCGCGGTGCCTGCGTTGCAGAAGACCAACACCGAGAACGGTGACACCGAGGGCTACCGGATCATGTATGCGGTGGATCTGTCCACCGACGGCGGCCCGTTCAGCACGGTGCTGACCGATGCCTTCAGTGGCAAGACCACCAGCCAGTACGAGCGCAGCCGCCGCATCGATCTGCCGGCCGGCAGCCAGTGGCAGGTGCGCATCCGCCGGCTGACCGCCAACGCCAACAGCAGCACCATCGCCGATACCATCAACGTGCTGTCGATGACCGAGATCATCGATGCCAAGCTGCGCTATCCGAACTGCGCGCTGGCGGCGGTACAGGTTGATGCCAGCCAGTTCCAGAACATCCCCACCCGGTCCTACCAGCTGTGGGGGCGCATCGTGCGCATCCCCTCCAACTACGATCCGCTCAGCCGTCTCTACAGCGGCGTGTGGGACGGCACCTTCAAGAGTGGCTGGACCAACAACCCGGCCTGGGTGTTCTTCGACATCGTCACCAACGATCGCTTCGGCCTGGGCCATCGTGTTCCGCTGGACTGGGTGGACAAGTGGCGGCTGTACCAGATCGCGCGCTACTGCGATGAACTGGTCAGCGATGGCCAGGGCGGCAAGGAGCCGCGCTTCACCTGCAGCCTGTATCTGCAGACCCGCGCCGAGGCCTATCGCGTGCTGCAGGACATCGCCACCATGTTCCGCGGCATCAGCTTCTATGCGGCGGGGCAGGTGATGGCCTCGGCCGACATGCCCAAGGACCCGGTGCTGACCTACAGCCAGGCCAACGTCATCGAAGGGCGCTTCCACTATGCCGGCAGCAGCCGCACGGCGCGGCACACGGTAGCCCTGGTGTCGTGGATCGATCCGGACGACTTCGGCCGGCAGAAGGTCGAAGTGGTACAGCACCTGCCCGGCGTGGCCCGCTACGGCATCAACCAGACCGAAGTGACGGCGGTGGGTTGCCACTCGCGTTCGCAGGCGCAGCGCGTGGGCAACCACATCCTGCATACCGAGATGCTGGAAACCGAAACCATCAGCTTCTCGGTGGGCCTGGACGCGCTGGGCTGCATGCCTGGCGACGTGATCCAGGTGGCCGACCCGAACCGCGCCGGCCACCGCAATGCGGGGCGCATCCGTAGTGCGGGTACGCGCAGCCTGGTGCTGGACCGTATGCCGGAACAGATCGCGGCCGGTGACACCCTGCGCGCCACCCTGCCCAGTGGGCAGACCGAAGCACGCACAGTGCAGTCGGTGGACGGCGAGACGGTCACGGTCACCGCGCCGTGGTCGGCAGTGCCGGTGGCGCAGTCGGTCTGGGCACTGGAATCGCCGGAGCTGGCCTTGCAGCACTATCGCGTGCTGTCGATCAGCGAAGGCGAGGACCTGACCTATCAGATCACCGCGCTCAAGCACGTGCCGGGCAAGTACGCTGCCATCGACGACGGCACGCGCCTGGAGCAGCCGCCGATCAGCATCATTCCGCCCAGCGTGCAGCCGGCACCGGCCAACGTGCGGATGGCCTCGCATGTGGTGGTGGACCAGGGCATCGCCACGTCCGTGCTCACCATCGAGTGGGATGCGGCGGACAAGGCGATCGGTTATGACGTGGAATGGCGCCGTGGTGATCTCAACTGGGTCCGCGCCGGCCGCGTCGGGACGCCGAGCCTGGAAGTGCGGGGCGTCTACGCGGGCGAGTATCTGGCCCGGGTACGCGCGGTCAATGCGCTGGGCGCGGTATCGCAGCCGACGCTCAGTGTGCTCACCACCATTGAAGGCAAGACGACGCCGCCACCGGCATTGACCTCGCTGACCGCGCGTAGCCGGGTGTTCGGCATCGAGCTGGCCTGGCAGTTCCCGGCAGGCGCCACGGATACCGAGCGCACTGAACTCTGGTACAGCACCAGCCCGGATCGTGCAGCCGCCATCAAGCTCGGCGACTTCGCCTATCCACAGTCGCGGCACCAGATGAATGGTCTCGCGGCGGGTGCACGCTTCTGGTTCTGGGGGCGCCTGGTCGATCGCAGCGGCAACGTGGGTCCGTGGCATCCGGTGGAGGCGGGTGTTCTGGGCGAGTCCAGCAGCAATCCATCGGACTACGATGCCTATTTCGCCGGCCGCATCAACGAAAGCGCGCTGGGCCAACAGCTGAAGGGCAAGATCGAGCGTGTCACCGAAGTACTGCCGCTGGTCTGGGATGCCGAGGCAACCTACAGCCCGGGCCAGACCGTCATCCACGACGGCCGGATCTGGAGCTGGCAGGGCACTGCTGCAGGCAACGAGACGCCGCCGGGCAGCCACTGGAAGAACATCGGCGATGCCATCGCCGAAGCGGGCGCCATCGTCGGCCGTGTCGACCAGCTGGAAATGGACGTTACCGATGTCGATGGCAAGGTGGCTGCGCAGGGGCAGAAGGTCGATGGCCTGTTCGCGCAGTTGGATGTCCGGGCATCTGGCGACGGAAATTGGGGAGCCGGTGACGACTCCGTGTTCGCGGGTTCCACAAGCCTGCAGACAGTTATCGCCGAGGGTGACCTCGCATTGGCCAAGCGTGTGGATACGGTTGAAGCGTCCATCGACGGTGTGCCCGGCAAGATCGAAGGTGTCAGTGCCGCGGTCCAGCAGGTCTCGCAGGCCGTGGTGAACCTGGATGGCAAGGTCAGCGCAACCTATACGGTCAAGGCGCAGATCAGCAGTGCAGGGCAGATCTACATGGCCGGCATGGGGCTTGGCGTCGAGCAGCAGCCGGATGGCAGCTACCAGAGCCAGATCCTGATGCAGGCCGATCGCTTCGCGCTGTTCAACACCAACAGCGGCCAGGTCAGTGCGCCGTTCGTGGTGCAGGGCGGGCAGACCTTCATCAGCCAGGCACTGATCGGCAATGGCTGGATCCAGAACGCCATGATCGGCGACGTGATCCAGTCCAATGCGGTCGGCGCCGGTGGGCAACCGCGCTGGAGGCTCGACAAGAACGGCACATTGACGATGAACGGCCCCGAGAATGGCGGCCGCCTGACCATCAACGACAGCGTCATCCACGTTTACGACAACAACGGCCGCGTCCGCGTCCGCATGGGGATCTGGTAATGGCAACCGGTATGCAGATATTTGGCCCGGATGGGCAGATGTGGTTCGACACCAATGATCGTGCCGGCAAGATCATGGGTACACTTTCAGTTATTGGAAGCTCGTCCAGCAGCGTGGGCCTGGCAGGTCTGGGTGAGCCATTTGCCATTCTGCCCAGCCCAGGCTCCGACAGTTGGCAGGACCAGAATGGCAATCAGTTTTCCGCACCCGCGCTGGGCTACATGTCGTTTGTCGACGGCGGCAATACATTGCGAATGCAGTTTACGTTCTCGCCGATCGCCAACCCGTCCGCTTCCATCTACTACGGAGTCTTCTGATGTCCGTTGGTCTTGAAGTCACCAATGACAGCGGCGTTCCGGTTCTTGTGAACGCGCATTCCTTTGTTTTCTTTTCGATAGCCAAGGGCACGCAGTCCATTGCAAGCAATACGTCTGCCTATGGCGCGAGTGGGTTTGTAAGCCTTCCCGCACAGAGCGTGCCGTACCTGGTGTTCATCCGCTGCAATGGCGGGGCCGCCCAGGTGATGTCCTCGCTGAATGGCTTTTACTGGAGCATGGGGCAAGGAACAACCAGCTTCGAGTGGTGGGCCTGGGGGCGGGCAGTCAACAGCGGAAATACCGGCATGCAGGTCTACAACGCCGACGGATCGATCCAGTGGGACATGTCAAACCGTCCACTGCGTATTGCTGGTTTGGTCGATAAATCGGGTGGAAGCGTGCCAAGCTTTACCGAGATGTCAACCGACAATGTGAGGCAAGGGCCACTCTTCAACGGTCCTGGTGAGAATCTCGCCTATCTGATGTCCGACATTGGACTGTGCCATGACATCTACGCCTACTACGGAAGTGGCCCGACCATTCGCGGCAACATGCGCTATCAGCCGTACATCAATACTCCAAATGCTTCGCAGGTGCGATTGAACTACTGCAGGCGTAGAGAGAACCGTCAACGTTCGTTGAACGGCGCGTCCTACCAGAGTTTCACGGGGCAGTTGCCGAACTTCCTGATTGCCGCACACACCTACTAGGCTGAATAAGAACCGCCCGGGCGGCCATTTGAGCCGCCCGGGCCCTTCCCGTAGACTGCGCCCCTCCCACGCTCCCCGACGACGCACTGCAGTGATCACGCCACCCTGACCCTTGCCGCACATCGGCAGCCGGCCCGCCGGCTCAGGAACCCGTGTCTTTCCACTGCAGCGCCATGCGGCCACGCCCGCGTGCGCGCGGAGTTCTCCCATGCAAACGTCCTATCCGCTGCGCCAGCAATGGCTCGGCAACATCCGTGGTGATCTGCTGTCCGGCATGGTCGTCGCCCTGGCCTTGATTCCCGAGGCCATCGCCTTCTCGCTCATCGCCGGCGTCGACCCGAAGGTCGGCCTGTACGCCGCGTTCTCCATCGCGGTGGTCACCGCCATTGCCGGTGGCCGGCCTGGCATGATCTCGGCCGCCACCGGCGCGATGGCGCTGGTGATGGTCGACCTGGTCAAGGACCACGGCCTGCAGTACCTGTTCGCCGCCAGCATCCTGGCCGGCCTGCTGCAGGTGCTGGCCGGCGTGTTCAAGCTTGGCTCGCTGATGCGTTTCGTTTCGCGCTCGGTCATCACCGGCTTCGTCAACGCGCTGGCGATCCTGATCTTCCTGGCGCAGATGCCCGAGCTGATCGGCCGCGGTCCCACGGTCTACGTGCTGTGTGCGGCCGCCCTGGCGATCATCTACCTGCTGCCGCGCCTCACCCGCGCCGTGCCGTCACCGCTGGTGGCGATCGTGGTGCTTACAGCCGTGGTGATCGGTTTCGATGTGGACGTGCGCAGTGTTGGCGACATGGGCCAGCTGCCTGACAGCTTGCCGCAGTTCCTCATCCCCGATGTGCCGCTCACCTGGGAAACCCTGCGCATCCTGCTGCCGGTGTCGGCCACGCTGGCCGTGGTTGGCCTGCTCGAATCGATGATGACCCTGCAGATCGTCGAAGACATCACCGAGACGCCCAGCGAGCGCAACCACGAATGCGTCGGCCAGGGCGTGGCCAACACGGTCACCGGTTTTCTCGGCGGCATGGCCGGCTGCGCGATGATCGGGCAGTCGGTCATCAACGTGACGTCCGGTGGACGCGGCCGCCTGTCCTGCCTGGTGGCGGGCGTGCTGCTGCTGGTGCTGGTGGTGTACGGCAGCGACCTGGTGCGGCAGATCCCGATGGCCGCGCTGGTGGCGGTGATGATCATGGTCAGCATCGGCACCTTCAGCTGGCGCTCGCTGCGCGACCTGCGCACGCACCCGCGCAGCTCCTCGGCCGTGATGCTGCTGACCGTGGTGGTCACCGTGGCCACCCACGACCTGGCCAAGGGCGTGCTCAGTGGCGTGCTGCTGTCGGCGCTGTTCTTCGCGCGCAAGGTCGGCCGCATGCTGGATGTGCAGCGCGAGGATGCCGGAGACACGCAGGTCTACCGCGTACGTGGGCAGGTGTTCTTTGCCTCGGCCGGCCAGCTGGGCGCCGCGTTCGACTACCAGCATGTGGCACCAAAGGTGCAGATCGACCTGCGTGACGCCCACCTGTGGGACCTGACCGCGGTGGCCGCGCTGGAACGCGCGCAGGAAAAGCTGGCCGCGCATGGGGCGGAGGTGACGGTGGTGGGCCTGAATGCGGCCAGCCGGACGTTGATCGAACAGGTGGGTGGGCGCGCGGGTGGGCATTGAGGTTTACGCGTCCTGCTTCTGCGACGACGTGCACGCATTCTGAATCCAGTCAGGCATCTGAAATCCACGCTCGCGTAGCATGCAATTCCCGATGGGGCCGATGGACGGCCCCGCGTTGACGGGCCCCGCGCCTGGATGCCAAGGAGATGCAAGCAATGCAGGGAACAAACCACCTTCCAGCGGTCCCCCGCGAAACGTTCGGCAGGGCCGGGGCCATCGCGCTTGCGCTGGCCCTGGGCCTCAGCCTGGCGGCATGCCAGGCCAAGAGCCCGGAGGCGGATACGGCAGTTGCCCCCGCGGCCGCCGCGCCTGCCACTGCATCGCCGCCCGCCACCGCAGAGCCTGCACGCGCCGCACCTGCCACGACAGCGGCCGATGCCGATGACCAGGACATGCCGCCGCAGCGCCCGGATGATTCCTACAACAAGGCCACGCTGCGGCCGCAGTACGCCACATGCGTGAAATCCAGCGGCGGCGAGACACCGGCACTGCAGGCGTGTGGTGATGACGAACTTGCCTGGCAGGAGCAGCGGCTCGAGCAGGCGTTCATGCGGATCGTCGACGGTCCCGACAGCAAGGACAAGGACAGGCTGATGGACGAGCAGGCCGCCTACATGTCCGATACCAATCGCTACTGCAGCTGGAACCCTGCCGAAGACGGGCAGGGGCAGATGCTGGACGCGCAGTCCTGCCGGATCAATCGCACGGCCAACCGTGCCGACGTGCTGCAGGCACTGACCTCGAAGTAATTCCCCCGCGAAGGAGTGCAGGAAAATGGATGTTGTGACCCAGGCAAAGCAGGCAATGGACAACTGGCATCGCGGCCAGACGTCGGCGCATTTCGAAACCGGAGGTCGCGGCCCCGGCCACGTTTCCACCGGCAGGGGCGACCATGGCGGCGTGTCGTATGGCAGTTACCAGTACGCCACCAACGTTGGTGGCGTGGACGAATACATCGCCGCCTCGCGCTATGGCAACCGCTTCAACGGCCTGCAGGCAGGAACCCCGGCCTTCACCGAACGCTGGAAGGAAGTGGCGGCCGCCGACCCGGCAGGGTTTGCCAGGGACCAGCACGACTTCATCCAGCACAAGTACTACGACGTGCAGATGGGCCGCCTGAAGGATGTGGGCATCGATCTCTCCAGCCGTGGTGCGGCCGTGCAGGATGCGCTGTGGAGTACCTCGGTGCAGTACCGCGGCATGACCCGGTCGGTGTTCCAGAAGGGCCTGCAGCAGGCCTATGGCGAAGACTTCAAGCTGACTGAGCTGAGTGACGAGCAGATTGTCCGCGCGGTGCAGGACTACAAGCACGCCAATGTGCAGGTGCACTTCCAGAGCTCGCCCACCCTGTGGGATTCGCTGCGTGATCGTGCGCTCACCGAGAAGACCGCACTGGTCGGGCTGGCGCGCTACGACCAGGTCAACCACAACCCCGAGGCATACCGGGGCAAGGATTACCAGCAGGTGTTCGGTGAACCGGAGCCCGGCCAGCGTGGCCAGCGTGCGGGCGCATCGGCGATGGCCGACGGCGTGCTGGCACCCGGCGAGCGCGGTACCGAGGTCCAGGCCCTGCAGGCCAAGCTGATCCAGGCCGGCCATACCGGCCGCAACGGGCAACCCCTGACGGCCGATAGCCACTACGGTGCCAATACCGAGCACGCGGTGCGCGAGTTCCAGCAGGCGCATGGGCTGACCGTCGATGGCAAGGCCGGCCGGCAGACCCTGCAGGCCCTGGATACCGCAGTACGCGAGCACACGCCGGCGCAGCCTGTGGCACCGGCCACGCCTGCACCGGCCACGCCTGCTGCAGCACCCGCACCCGCGACTGCGCGGGAACCCGATGCCGCCGCCGCGCCCGGTGGCCAGCGCATCGTCGTGGTCGAACCCTTTGGCAACGGCAGCAGCAACCGCACACTGCGTCATGGCACCAGTGGCGAGGATGCCTATCGAGAACTGAAGATCCATCACCCCAACACCAATGCCGAGGCCGTGCGCACCGGCAATGCCGCCAAGGCTGACCGCCCGTCGGCCATGGTTGAGGGCGAGCTGGAAACGGTACGGACCCGCGGCGATCGCAACGGCATTCCGTTGGTGCACAAGGATCTGATCCTGAGCAATCCCCGCGGCGACCGTGAAGTGATGATTCCCAATCCCGTCGCGGGGTACGTGCAGGTCAACAACGACAAGTGGAACTCCATCAGCATCTGGAGCCATCCGGCCGGGCATCCGCAGCGTGAACTGGTCGGGCAGGTGCTGCACGGTGCGCGCGGAACCACCCCCTACAAGACCGGTGATTTCGTCGAGTACGGTGCGCCGTTGATCCGCCAGTCCGATGCCGGTACCCCGGGTGCCGTGCACGCGCATATCGAGCTCGAGCCCGATCAGTACCGCAGGTTCCTGGGCGACATGCTCAACGACCGCATCACCCTGGGCGGCAAGGTCCACGCGCAGGGCCCCGAGGCCGCGCAGGCCGCGCGCAGTGCGCAGCAGGCGCCGATGGCCGATGGCGTGCTGAAGCAGGGCGAGCGGGGCGATGAGGTCAAGGCCTTGCAGGGCAAGCTGGCGGCGCTGGGCTATGCCGGGGCCGATGGCAAGCCGCTGCACGCCGATGGCGTGTATGGCAAGGACACCTTTGCGGCGGTCAAGCAGTTCCAGGCCAACAACGGCCTGGACGACGATGGCAAGGCAGGCCGCAAGACCCTGGCGCAGGTCGATGCCCCCAACGCGGTGAAGGCCGGTACCGCGCCGGCGGCTCCGGCCCGGGCCGAGCCCGCAGCGCCGGCCAGCATGCGCGACCCCGGGCATGCCGACAACGCGCGCTTCGGCCAGGCCTTGGACAAGCTGCAGGCGCTCGAACAGCAGCGCGCCCAGGCCGGCCTGAAGCCGTTGTTCGCCAACCCGCAGGAAGCCGAGCGTGCGGCCGGCCAGCTGGCCTATGAAAGCAAGGTGTCCGGCATGCGCCAGATCGACCACGTCGTGGCCCGCCCCGACGGTACCGGCCTGTTCGCGGTGCAGGGCGAGCTGGGCGATCCGGCGGCGCAGCGGACCTTCGTCGACCGCCAGCAGGCGGTATCGCACTCGGTCGAGGCCAGCAGCCGGCAGAGCGAGGCGCTGGACAGCCAGTTCAACCAGCGTGCGCAGGAACAGCAGCAGGAACAGGTGCGCAACCGCGGGTTGTAA